AAAGTGATGTATCACCGTTAAGAATAAGATCTTCGATGTCATTTCCAGCCTGTGTTGCCATCATACGTGCAATATGATCTTCAAGATCTGCACCTTCGATGTTGTCTTCTAGAGACTCAGTTGAAAGTTCCCAATCCATGCGGAGCTTCTTTGTTGTGAGAGAGATCTTTGAGAATGTTACGCCATTGTTTACGGCTGTGTTTTCTCCTTCGGATGCAAGCTTTACAAGCTTTTCTCCTACTGACATACGATCAATCTCTGTTGTGTCGGATTTCATTCGGACCGTACGTGCAACTTTACCAATTACGGTAGCATCGAACATATAGTCCAAGAATCGTGCTGATTGTTCTGGGTTTAGAAGTCCACCGTTGCCATTTTCTGAAGCAACATGAACGCCTGAACCACCTGTTGAGGAACCGAATCCAGTTGATACTGTTGTACCAGCTGCTGCGGCCTTTTCTAATAATTCATTACTCATTTTTATTTCACCTACCTTATTTTAGTTAAAGATTTCATTTACGGAACCGAGGAAAGCTCCAGACCATTTTGATTTTGATTTAGTAAAAACCTCAGACCCGCCAAGGTCAGAGGACTTCTTAATTGCGGTATCGCCTTCTACGGCATCAACCTGCTTTTGAACACCATCAATGGTGCCCTTTATTTCTGTCACAGCGGCACTAAGTGCGCTGTGCTTTTCTGCCAACTCAGAAATTCTATCATCCACGCTTTTGCTGAAAGCTTCAACAGATGTTTTAATCTCTGTGACCTGTGCAGCATTCGCTTCTGTAGCCTTTGTGAGTGTCTCTGCGAAAAAGCCTTTTAGATCGCCTAACATCTTTGCAAAATCAGGTTCATCAACCATGACCTCAGCATTATCGAGTTCGGCTGCTTTTTCAACGGAGTCGGCAGGAGCTGTATCTTCTGCTGTTTCTTCAACAACTACATCTGTAATTGGTGCTTCTACAACATCGACAGACTTTTCAATAGTTGTTTCTGCTTCTGTAGCTTCTACGACCACATCATTTGTTACGTCTGACATCTCATTACCTCCTTCTACGTTTGCCTGTTTTGCTAATTGTGTTTCAGGCAACGGTAATCTTGACTTCTTGAATGAAGCAAGAATTCTATTTATTTCTTTTGATTTATTCATATCTGAGCTCTCCACCCAACCAATTAGTACGGCGGGTTTTCCTGATACTGGCGACTCAAAAGTTTTTTCTGTTGACATAAATACAGAATCACTTTCTTGACAGTAAAAAATATTTTCTGTTACTACTTCTGTAGCGATGCCTTTGTAAATCATTTGTCCGTTAACCTTTTCGATTGACAAAATGTTACATAGCTCATTTGCTGGTGAATCAACAATTGAAAGTTCAACAAGATCGTAGTCCTTAATAAATCTAACTGCTTCTCCTGTTGCTTTGTTAACTTCATTATCTGACTCTTTAATTTTTCCGCCAATTGAAAAACCAGAAAGAGTGCCATCAAGAACCTTTTCCCAAGTATCCTGTGCACCCTTTGAAATGTATGAAGTTACATAAACTCCATTGTAAAAAGTTTGAGACTTCTGATCGTAGTATGTTTCTGGCTTAAATGAAACAACCTTGCCAACCGCATTTGACTGATGCATCTCACGAAGATTTCCTCTGAAATTCTCAAAAGCCTTTACGCTTGCTTCAGCAGTTACTACGTCTCCTGTTTGATCTACGTTGTCTAACGTAGCAAATCCCGACACAGTTCTATTCTCACGATTGACCTTAGTAAACGGGATCGATAAATGTAGGTTGTCGCCATTACTAGACCAATGGCCTTTTTCAATGTTCATATGGTTAATTTTAGTGCTTTATCTACTATAACGCAAATAACAGTTGATTAGACTTACTTGACTTTTGGACCATCGCCTTTTGGATTTCTGGCTTCTCCGCTTTTATCTGGGGCATTTGCTGATCTTTGTTGGTCTCGCTTTTTATTTCCAGTAGATTTTGCCTTCTGGTCAGCAACCTGTTGAGGCTTTAAATCAACCATTTCGTCTCCGCCTTCAACCGTCGTCATATTCTTTCTAATACGAACTTCGTTTGGAGTTATTACCTGCATTCTCAAATAAATTTCGTCAATACGACTCTGGGTTTCTTCATCGGTGAGGCTAAGCTCATTAAACTTTAATTGAACAACATCTGTTTTTTCTGCAATTAAATAATTTAATTTCTTTTCCAGTCTATCCTGTGAAGGTCGGCAAACTTGTTCTTTAAATGTCTTATCTGCATCTCTGGCAGCAGCAAGGTTAATTCCTTCTGGGATACCTATTTTGCTAATTGGAACACGATGAGCTAAAAGAATTTCATCTCTATTAGATTTACGATAGATATTAAATGAAGACTCTTGTTCTCCTGCTTCAATTGGTTCCATTTTAAATTCTGTTTTTGAATCTGGTGTGTCTGCTGGAAGTGGGATATATAGGGATCTATGATTTTTACCCTTTAGTCCAACTTGAAAAAACTCAAGCAATTTTCTTTCTGACTCTGGAGAAAGCTTTGCTCCTTTTACTGTAATAATATATCTAGGTACCGCTTTATTTTCAAAGTAGTCCAAGTTGTATCTTCCAGCAAATTCGTTTCCTGCTAGCGCTTGCTGGGCTGCAATAATATCTGGAACTCCATAGTAGTTATTCATTGGAGTATATTTCTTTAAATGTATAATTTCGTTTGGTCGATCTTCTTGTCCAGCAATTGGGCTTGGCGTTTCAAGGTCTCCAAAATTGCGGAAGTATACTGCCTTGCCATAAAGTAATTGAATAAATCCATCTCGAAATCTACGCACACGCATTGTTTTCGCTGGTATATGGCCAATGTAGCCTATGTCTCCTGCTGTTGTACGTCCTACCTCTAGGTATCCGTTTCCAGTTGCCTCAAGGTCTGTGTAGGCCTTTATAAGGGTCTCTGTGAATGACTCCTCTTCGTTACAATCATCAAGCCATCTATCTAGCTGTGTTTTAATTCTATCAATTTTTGCACGTGCTCTGTCCACCTGTTTTTGATCAGTTATGGCATCCATAGCATCTTTAGCTTTTGATGTTTCCGTAAACATATATCCAAGACCAACAATATTTGAAACTTTTGCATTAATTGCTGCGTAGTTATAAGTTGACACTTCATAAATTTTTGAAAGATACTCTAGATTATAAGTTGGCTCTACAAGATCAAATAGCGCATATCCGCTAATTGCTTGCTGAAGAAGATTTTGTTGTGTACCAGCATCATCTTTTCCAACAAATGCCTTTGAGAAATCACGGTTGATTTTGCGCTTAAAGTTTGTTCCCAATCCTCTAAGTTTTTTAATTTCTTCCAAGCCCATTTTAAATGGGTCTTCAGAATCTTCTGACTTTTGAAAATGAAACCAGTCAGATGTATTTGAAATATCAATTGTATTTGATGAGTCTTCGTCTTCTAAAAATTCTATATTTCGTGTCATTGTACCGCCCCATTTCTAAGCATTGAATCTTTATATACTCCTATATCTAAAGGATCAGGAGTTAGTCCCCATTTAAGTCTTTCGTTTTGATGTTCAAATTCTTCGTCGTCGATTTTTCTACGTCCTGAAAGAAACTTGGGACTGCCGTCGTGTATACCGTACGAGCGAACTTCTCTAGCCAAAGCATCGATCTTGGATCTATTTCCTTTTTTGGCCGTGATCGAAAGAAAATTGCCATCATCGTCTCCAATCCATCTGCCGTCAGGCATTTCCCACACATATATCCCTAGGGTGGTTTCTTCAACCTAGGGTGGTTTCTTCAAGTATTCTTGTATTTTTATTTAAGATATCCATAGACCATAATCATACCATTATCTGCAACCAAAGTCCAGATTTTGTATCAACAATTACACTAAATGGTTATATTTGAGCCAGCCAATTCAATAGAATAGACTGAGTATGCGGTTAGATCATTGCCAGAAGCAGATTCTTGAATTGAAACCACCTCTTGCCCAATAGCGTTTGACCAATTGCCAATATAATAATTATAATGTCTTAAAATTTGAGCTTCTGTAAGCTCGTTTTGATATATAGCTATATTGTTATACTTAGACCCTATCCCGTAGGATGTTCCTGCCACATTTTGATTGATTTTAATTAGCCCCGAAGTGCTTGTTGAAAGAACAATAACAACATGATGTGGCACCCCAACTGTAAAGTAATTGAAGCAATTTGTCTGGGATGTTACATTTTGTCCATTTACATATATGCTAGAAATACCGCTTTTAGTAACCGTGCCATTAGCAGACCATTGAAATATTTTAGAGCCATTTGCAAACAATACATTTGTGCCTGAGCCAGGAGTATATATCATCTCTAG